TCGCAACGTTTTCAAACTGCATCCGCACAGATGCCAGCGGCTCATTCAATGCGGTCACTGCCAGCTTTAAGTCGTCAAAGGTTTGGCCCAGAGTGACGCCCGCCATATACTCCGAGAAGCCGCGAACCTCGTCCGCAAAACTGCCAAATCGCGCAGTCAGGTCCACGGTCGACAGGGCCGCTACATCCGCATATCGCTTATAGTCATCAAAACTTTCAGCCAGCGCGCCCATCGCATCGCCGACAGCGTCACTCTTTTCCTTAACACTGAACAGTGCATTGACAACCATCGGCAGCGCGACGCCCGCCAACAGACCCGCAGCACCGGCTGCAGCACCAAAAGCGATGCCGATATCTGGCAGCTGGATGGCCAGAGCATTGACAAATTGACCTGTCGCCATGGTCTGTTGACCCACCTGCGACAGCTGTTGACTCAACAGCCTTGCGCTGTTGCCTGCAAGGAAACCACCTGTGCGCACCTTGGCCAGACCATTTTCCAACGGCGCGGAGGCGCGCGCGGCTTGCTGTTCGGCTGCTGCCAGATCGCGCAGTTGCTTTGCGGCAATTTGGCTTTGATCCCCGACAGCATCAATGCCGCTGCTGGCGCTTTTGGTGCTGGTCCCAAGGGTTTTTGCCCCTTGTCCGGTTTTGGTCAATTCGCCTTGAACTGCGCGCAGCTCGGCCTTGGCTTGCCCGGCCTCCATCTTCATCAGCAAGGACAGGTTGAGCGACATCTTTAAGCCTCGTTCAGGGCGGCTTTAGCGCCCGCTTCAATCAGTTGAAAATCGGCCCATGCTTCTGGTGTCAGGGCGAGACCGGCCATTTCCAGCCCCGCTTTGACAGCGCCGTAATCAAGACCAAGCCAAATCATCTGCTCCCCCCGAGGCACACAGCGCCACTGATCTGCAACCGCCAGAAACGCGCGAAACGTCTCAAGGTGCTGGATCCAGATGCCATCCTCGGGGATGCGCCCTTGCAGCAGTGTCGGGTCCATTCCCCAAAGCGTCAGGTCAGCCTCAAGATCGGCCTTGGTGTCGGACAGCCCGCCCCGCGCCCAAGCGCGGCCTGCCCAGATCAGTTTCCCTGTTTGGCACCGGTCATTGCCGCACCGTAGGCCTTCCAGAGACCCATCTGAACAAACGGGTACTGCAGGCAGGTTTTGGCCAGCTCTGGTGACCAGACAAGCGTCTCACCCTTGTCGTTCTCAACACCGTCCAGCGAAATCAGCGCCTTTGCGACGAAATCGGCCAGCGTCAGTTCGCCGTCTTCAACCGGCAGCATCCGAAACCGGGCAGTAACGGTTTGCTCCAGAATGCCGGCATCAGTGGGCACGTTGATCACGGCTTGGGTGGTAAAGGTCGGGTCGGTCAAAATCTTAAACGCCATCAGGGCACCATCCGGTTTTAGGGGGACATATCAGGTCAGAACCAGCGTCCACTGGTCATTGCCAGCGGTTGGCAGCGGGGCCAACATCAGCGGCCACTCGACGATGTTTTGGCTGCTCTCAAGCCCCGACAAGCGCATCATCTGTGCCACAGGCACGTTCAGCGTCACGCGGCTGCCCGCAGCGGTACCGTGCGTCAAAACAATCGCAACCGTGCTTTGTGCCGCCGCCAGCGCAACCGGGTTCAGCGTGGCCAAGGCCACCGCCTCTACCCGCGCTTCGATCTTTTCAGCCCGGTCAGTGATGATGATGCTGTCCGAGTTGATCAGGAACCGCCGTTCCACCTCGTTGCCCAAATCCATCATAAAGCTTTTGGTCACCAAGGCGACGCCACCCACGGTGAAGGTCGGCGTGTTTGTGGCCGATACGACCAACGGGTTGATGAACCCGGTCAAGGTGGCCACGGGGTTGGCAACTGCGGTCGCCGCCTGCCAAAGGCCCATGAATTCAAATTCGATGTAAGGGATGCCTTGCGCATCCATGGTGAATTTCGCATTGCCGCGCGCACCGCGCATAACGTACCGGGTGCCGTCGACAGCCAGATACAGCGTCACCGATTCCTGCGCTGTGCTGATCGGGTTATAAGTGACCGAAACGCCCGCAGAAATCACCTGCGCGGCACCGCAGGCGCGCAACAGAACGCCCCAACCGGGAACAGTGCCAAGCGCGCCACTGGCTTGCATTTCCACCTTGAAGGCGATCTTTTGATAAAGGTCAGCCGGGATGGAACGCTGGCCGCCAAAATATGGCAGGTCCAGCTCGCGAGGGACATCTTGACCTTCCATCGGCGAAATCTTGACGTCGATCGCCAGAATGGCGTTGGCCGCACCGGTCGGGACCGGGTCGGTCGCATAGGTGGTTTCAATTTTGGCCAGCAGGACCTTTGAACGCCAGAACGCCATCTCAGTTCTCCTTCACTGTTGCGTCGCCTTCAGGCTCTGCATCTTTGACCAGCTGTCCGTTGATCAGCTGATAGCTGCCGCCACCGATCGGCAGCGGCACAAGTGCGGGCGCGTCTTGGGGGGCTGCGTCTTGGGGGGCTTTTTTCACGGACATCAGAAGATCCTCAGTTGATCGGCAACGGCAAATTCGACTGCATAGACAATCGTGCCGGGTTTCAGTTCGGCCAGATAGGCGCGGGTCAGACGCATCTGACCTGCGATGGCGGTCTCGGGCGGCTCCCAACCACACAGCGCCAGAATGACGTCGTTTTGGGTTGCCGTGACATCGACCATGGCGCGCGCACCGCGCCGGTCGCCGTGGGCCACAAAGGTCAGATAGACGGCAAAGGTCCATTCAATCGACTGGATGAAACCGCCTGCCGCAGCGACGACAGGACCGCCTCGGATACCAAGGCTGACCACATGGGCGCGTGGCTTGGTCCAAACCTGTGGCGGTGCCGCCAAAAGCGCTGCCAACTCTGCAGCACCTTCAACCGACCCAAGGCTGGGCACTTCGGTTTTCAGGCGGTCAATGATGGTCTGCGCCTCAAGCATCAGATCCAGCCCTTCATATTGTCCGCGGTAAAGGGCCGTTCACGATCGGTGATCGTCACACCCTGATCGCCAGACGACGCAGGTTGCACGCCCGCCGCATCCGGAACGCGGATCAGGCCACTGGCGATATCGCGCAGGGTCTTGATGGCCGCATCATAATCGGACTTCACCTTGTCTTCAGGCGACGTGACGTGCAGCTTCCACAGCGCAATGGCCCCGGCGATATCCGCGATCAGCGCGGGCGTCGCGGCCAGCGGCAGAACATAGCCGCGCGCGGCCAGATAACCGTCGATCACCGCATCCGCATCCGCCAAGGCGCGCGCCATGACCACGCTGTCGATCACCCCAAGGGCGGTCTCGCCCCGGTCGGTCAACATGACAAGCATGGCGTCACCAACGCGGTCGGTCATGGACTGGATGGTCGCGTAAGTCATGTTTCAAACGGGCCTTTAAGGGGTGTTAAACGGGGCGTCAGGTCGAAGCAGGATCAGGCAAATCTGGGGCGGGCAAATCGGGCGCGAGCGGCACCGCAGGATCGGACGCCACTGTGGCGGGGGCCCCGCGCACAAAGACGAAGAGCGAGGGGTCTGCTTGCAATGCGGTAACCATTTCTTGGGACAACTCCGCTGCCGGAATGTGGGTCTCGCTTGGACCAAAGTGGCGACCGATGCGCCAGCGACCCTTTGCAGGACCAACCACCACAACGCCGTCACCTTTGACGATGGCTTCATCTGCTTTGGCAGCGGTGTTTTTGGGTTTCGGACCAGCCATGCTTGTCTCCTGAACAGCAGTTTCGTCTTGTCGAAGGCGGCAGCGCCGAAGTGCTGCCGTCTCTGGAAAAAACGAAAGTCAGATTACGCGAGCCACGGCACAACCAATGGCTCGGCAGTGCCCTTCCATTCGTTGGTCACACCACCCGCCCCGTATTCGGAATTCAGCAGTTGCAACGCTTGGCTTTCAAGGTTTGGTGGCACCACCAGCAGGTTTGGAACCAGACCCAATGGGCGACCGCCGTCACCTTTCATGTTCTGAATGGCCGCCCGGGCTATGGCGTAGTTTGCGGCGTTCAGCGGTTGCTTCGATCCCCAAGCCATTTGCGGGAAACCGTAGCCCACGTTGCAGCGCAAATCGGTGCCATAGACAAACATCCGCTCATTGAACACGTTGTCATCCGTGACCTTGTCTTTGGCGACAAACTCCGGTGCTTTGCGCTCTTGGTAGATGATCGGTTTGACCGTGCGGTTGGTGCACAGCAAGAACCAAGGCGTGCCCGCGCCGCCATCCGTGTTGGCATAAACGGCCGCGTTGCCGCTCTCGTCGATAATCGGGTGGTCGGTATCAAAGAAGAACTGGCCATCAAAACAGTTGGTGGCAAAGCCCGCCTTCAGCAGGCCCCAGACCAGCTGCTCGGGCAAGGCCGAGACCAATTCGCCCATTTCCGCAAACATCGCCGAATACTGGCCAAGGTTGTCGTCTTCGATGTCATTGCGGTCCACTTGAATCGTCTTTTCAAAATGACGGTTCGGGATGGCATAGGTGCTTTCCGACAGGTTGTCGGCCACACGTGGACCAATCCACTCGCGCATGCCTGACATCTTGTTCAGCCAGCCATACTGGTTTTGAAACGTGGTGGATTTGACGACCATTGCGATTTTGGCGCGCAGGGCCGGGGCCATGCCAAGACCACGTTGAAATTCTGTGGAAAAGCCCCAGCGCAGGGCGTCGAGGGCGGCGGCAGAAACGATCATATCAAGGCTCCTTAAGAGGCGCGGGTGATGGCTTCATCAAAGCGGACCCACACACCTTGTGCGTCGACAGCTTCAATGATGCCTGCGGGGCTGCGCGTCGCGCCGCCATTGGTTTTGGCCACCTGGTCATCGTCCAGGATCCAGCAAACTTTGCCGACATCAGCCTGAACGATCAGGTCACCTGCCGTCGCATTGCGAAGGCGGGCAGAGGCCCCGGTGCGGTAACGTGCGTTGATGGCACCGTTGGCACCCGCCGAGTTGTTGGCAGGCTGCTCGGCCACACCAACCCCAAAAGCACCCACGGCGACAGCGCCGCGCAGGACAAAGCCCGCCGCGTTGCGCATCAAGATGGCTCCGGTGAAAATGTTGCTGGCGGCGGCGACAGGCTGCTCACGCAAATCACCCACATAGCACGGCGTATTTCGATCAGCGGTCAACGGCATGGCTCAAACTCCCTTGTTCGCGCGGTCCGCTTGCAGCGTCGCGAGGTAGGTTTCTTTGGAAATCCCCAGCTGGGTGGCTACTGCCGCCTGCTCGGCATTCAGACTGGTGACGGTTCCGTCCGCAGCTGGCGGCGCTGCCGTCAGACCAGACGGGCCCATCAAGGGCATGCCCTTGATCATGGTTTCAGCCATTGCAGGCTGCTCCATATGCAGGGCGATGTAGGTTTCGCGGGTGGTTGCATTCAGACCAGCCCGCTTTGCAGCAATGGCCGCGTCAACAAACGCCTCGGATGCTGCACGCTTGCTCGCGGTCTCCATCGTGGCAACCCGGCCTGCGAGGGCGGTGTTTTCTGCCTGCAAGGCCACCAGAGAGCCACTCTCGACAGTCTTGCCTTTGACCGCCGCGACGATTGCGGCGGTGTTGGTGCCGTCAATGCCCAAAGCCACACCGATTTCAACCAGCGCGGATTGCAGTTCCGGCTTGGGGTCAGCCGCAGGCTTGGTGGCCTTGCAGGCGGCGATGATCTCCGCATCGGTGGCACCAGCAGCCAATCCGAGGGCCTTTAGAATTTGCTCCATGAGCGTCATTGCATGCGTCTCCGCGTTAAGCGAGACGAGGTCTCGCAGGTTTGGTTTGTTGACCAGACTGGCCGCCGTGATTGAGAAAACTGTTTTTGCGTCCGCCTGCAGCAAGATCACCGGCGACAAGCCGCGATACGCACGGTCGCCAACCAAGGCGCGGCCCGCTTCGGTCCAATCGACACGGCCCCAGATACCGTCAGCACGCGCTTCCATCTGCGCAACCCAGCCACGTGCCGGGGCTTCGCGGCCTTCTGGTGCTGCCAGATTGGTGCTGTGGTTTTCGTCGATTGGAATGCCGCGCGGATCGCGCAGTGAATTTGCAATCACCGCTTCTGCATTCACGACTGTGTAAGGCCCGCGCCCGTCAAAGGTCAGGATCGCGCCTTTGGCTGTGGGCAGTAAATGCACCCACTCAGGCACATTGGGCCCATCAGGCAGACCCTGCGCCGCAGCCAAAACAAGAAGAGGATTAAGGTTTTGCTTCATGCGCCCAATATCGGGCCAAGCAAGGGGTCAAAACACCCTCAACTATGTGTGGGAGGGGTCAGACAGAAGCGGCAGGGCTAAGCGTTATGCACATCAGCACCAAGCGCGCCTGACAAGTAGTCAGCGATTTGTTCCAAAATAAATTCACCATCGGTGGGCGAGATACCAAGAAACGGACGGGCGGGAATGTTTCCCCACGGCGACGAGCCACTATACGCCCGTCCGTTTTTATCTGTGCCACTATATGCGCCGAATGACCCTTTGGCGGCACCGAAGTGCATAGCGGCAGCATAAATTGCGCTTGATCCGATCTCGACCTGGTCGTTACTCGCATCAGAGAAAATCTGCGATGAAAGCCTGCCAGAAGGCCCGAAAAGTGGACGAACATCTACCCGGTTGGATTTGCGAGATCCGTAGCGTTCAAGAGTGGTTTGCGACTTTGCGGCCCATTTGCTGCCATCGGGCGCGGTTC